TTCTGCTATTATTGCAGGTTTAACTTTTTGGGATGAGCATAATAGAAAAGTTACAGCTTCTGCTAAGAAATTAAAAGAACAAGAAGATGAGGTTGTAAAAGGTGTTTCTAATGAAGCAGTAAAGGTTAATGAACTAATTGCAGTTTTAGAAAATGAAAACGAAACTAGAGATAGAAAAAGAAGAGCTATAAAAGAATTACAGTCTATAAACCCTGATGTTTTTAAAGATTTAAAATTAGAAGGAGATAAAGTAAAAGACTTAAATACCTATTACAATACATACATAGAAAACTTAAAAAATGTAATACTTTTAAAGCAATATGAAAAGGATTTAGAAGCCATTATACAAGCTGAATTAAAGACTGGTAAGCCATTACAAATACAAAAACAAAAAGAGTTAAAAAGCTCTACAGACCTTTTAAAAATTAATAATACAGCTTTAAAAGATAACATTAATACGACTAAAATACTTACACTTAAAGATGAAAAAGTAATTGGTAATATTAATAAATATAATGATAGTCAACAAAAGAAAATAGATTTATTAGATAAGATAAAAAAAATATCTACTGCTGTTTCTTTAGGTGGTGGCAAAGATGGTTCAACTGCAAAAGGGCCTAAAGGTAAAGTTTCAAAAAATGAAGAAGAATTAGCTAGAGCAATATTCAATTTTTATAAGGATAATTTATTCCAGGCTGAAAATTATTTTAATAAATTAAATGATATTGAGAAATTAAATGCTTTAAAAGAAGCTGTAATTAATAAGGCATCAAATGAGGAGTTAACTCAAATAGAAGAAACTTACGCACAAAAAGCCATAAACTTTCATCAACAAGTAGAAGATAAAAAATTTGCTATTAGACAAGCTAGTTCAAAGAGAGGTGAGCAATTACTAGAGGCTGATGAAAAAGCAAAGAAAAAGATTTTAGATAGAGAGTTTCAGAATGAAATGGATGCTATCCAAAATAGATTATCTGCACAATTAAAAGGCCATAAAAAGGAACCATTAAAACAAGGAGAAGATTATAAACAGGCTGTTGCTGGGTACTTAATAATGTCTATGGAGGCTGGTAGAACAGCAGAGGAGATAGATAAATTACAAGATAAAATAAATAATTTAAACTCTTCAGCAGAAGGTACAGCAGCTGCTTTTACTCCTTTAGCAGATGTCTTAAATAATTTAGCCACTAATACACTTGTTGATTTTGGTACTCAAATTGGTAATTTACTATCTGGTGGAGAATTTTCTCTTGATGGTTTTATAACAATGTTAGCAGATGCTATAATTGAAATAGGTAAACATTTACTTATTGTTTCAGGTTTATTTGCAGCAGTAGATGCTTTATTTAAAGACCCTGCTACTTGGCCTATTGCTATTGCTGTAGGTATTGCTGCGGTTGCTGCTGGTACTGCATTAAAAAATTCGGTATCACAAAAAAATCCTGTATCAAAATTTGCCAATGGTGGCATAGTTAGTGGCCCTACAATGGGGCTAATAGGAGAATATCCTGGTGCTAAATCAAACCCTGAGGTTGTTGCCCCATTAGATAAATTAAAGGATATGCTAGGTGGAGGAGGTAGTGGGCAATTTGTACTTAGAGGAAGTGATTTAGTATTAGCTTTGAATAGGTCAGAAACATCATTAAACTTAAGAAGAGGTTCATAATGGCATATTATAACAAATATAAATTTACGTTTGCTACAAGGGCTAATAAGACTGCTTATTTGTATTTACAAGAAGATTTAGCTTCGGCTCCAACAGTTATAGAATACCAAGGAGTAGACTTAAATCTACAATATTTACCAAACTCAGATGATCCATTTGAACCAATATTTGCAAGTCAGTTAGGAGTTGTAATAGATATTACCGATAACTTAGCTAATATTCCTAATCTAGTTACTTTAGATGATAGAAAGTATTTTGCTAGATTATTTTTAGACTCTACATTAGAATGGTGTGGGTGGGTATTAAGTGATAGTGTTAGCATAGGATTTTCTACAGGTAGAAGACAGATGTCTTTTAATGCTATTGATGGTCTTGGTATGCTTAAAGATATTGCTTTACCTCAATCATTTGCAACTAGCATTAATAATAAAAACAATCTCTTATATTTTATGAGGTCTTGTTTTGATGCTTTAGGATTCCCAGCAACTCAACCTAATATTGTAATAGTTTGTTCTTATTTTTCAAGTGGGATGAGTAATAGAAGTGTTCAATCATATAATGAACCATTTATACAAACATATCTTCCTTATAGAACATTTTTAGAAAATCCTACAACATATAAGGATTGTTTGCAAATATTATCAAATATTGTAAAAACATTTGGCTGTAGATTATTCCAAGCTGGTGGGAAATGGTGGGTAGTAGCTATTAATGAATTTGCTAATCAGAATAATTGGTACACAGAATATACATCAACTGGGACTGTTGCTGCTAGTGGCAGTTCTTTAAACACGCTTAGTACTATTCAAGCATATACAGGTAATACAAGTGGTTTATATTTTATAAATAATTCTCAAGCGAAATTATTAAAGAAAGGGTATAATAAAATAGTTATTAATAATTCAATTAGTTACCCAGATAATTATATGACTAACTGGGATTTAAGACCAATTCAAAATCCAAATATACCTTATAATTGGAACGTTTCTCCAATAAGCACGGGTAATTCTTACACAATAATAGATAATGTAGATGATAATTATGCTACTTGGATATTAACTAGAGGTACTACACCTACTAGTAGAATAGAAGTAGCTAATACTGGTTTACCTAAAGTTGCAGCAGGAGATTCATTAAGTTTTTCTATGACTTTTAAATCAGGAAGTGCTAGTAATTCAAATGGGTATGTATTATTTAAAATAACTCCAACAAGTGGTTCTGTATATTATATGAATTATGATGGTAGTTGGTCTACAAATTCAAATAATAACGCTATTGTTAGTACTAATATATCCTATGCACCTTTTGAATTTAGTGTAACATCAAAAGCATTCCCAATAGATGGCCAATTAAGTTTTATTTTTTGGTTAGATTCTACAACAATAGATACAGTACAAGTTGGTAATTTTCAACTTTCTTTTAAAAGCACATTAAAATCAGTAACATATACTGCTTATACAGATATTAATAAACAATATATTCATACAGTAGAAGTGCCTTATGGATTTTATGCACAAAGCATTACTAATTCAAGTATAAATCCAATACAAATTGGGGCCTTATATCTTTCTAATGATAATATAGCAGTAGATTGGACAAGGTTTGGTGGCTCAGTTGGGGGGTATGTTAGCCTACAGCAACTACTAACTCAGCAATATATTAACATATATGGTAAAAATATAATAAATCTTGATTGTGATTTATCTAGTTATTCTACAACTAATGGGATATTAAACGCATCTAAGTTGTTAAAAGCTACTGATACTGACCCTAGTCCTATTAATGTATCTAGTAATTCATATATGTTAGGGAATGCTACAATATCCTATGCAAATAATCAAATTAATTCAACCCTACTTCAAATATCAAATACCGAAATAGTTAGTACTTTAACAAATAATTATTATTACGAATCAAGTTAATTTTAAAATATGCCAAGTGTAGTAAACGGAGAAAATGTAATATTGTATTATAAAAACCCAGTAGGTGTTTTTTATTTTAATGGTGGAATATCAGAAGGCACAATAGCTTCAAATGCTTATGCTCAAATAAGTACTACAGAAAACGTAGCTAGTAGTGTAGATTTTAATTCTGCATACGATGCTGTTATTGCTAGATTTATAACTGATATCGGTAAGCCTGGTTATTCAATCGCTGCTGGCACTTGGACATTTACTTCTTATGTATCTATTACTTATAGTCTTCAATATGATCCTGGATTCTATTTTAAAATATCTAAGTATAACGGAACTACCTTTACTACAATAGCAACAGGTTCTCCAGTAGTTTTAACATCTACTAACAAGACATTATATACTTCTACTATAAGTATGCCTGCTACTGCATTAAGTTCAACTGAAAGATTAGTAATAGAAGTTTTCCCAAGTAATGTTGGAGCAAGAGATATATATTTTTATACGCAAGGAGCTAATGTTGCAAAAGTGACTACAACAATCCCTTATGACCAAGTATTTGGAGCCTCTACAAATTGCACCTTTGATGTTAGTGTAGACCAAGTAGAAGTAACTAGCCAAACCTCTGCTTATTTTAGAGAATACAAAATAGATGTAGCTGGATGGACTGTTAACTGCGATGGCTTAATATCTTTAACAGGATACTCATATAAAAATATGCTTGATACTCAATTAGCTAAATCTACAATAGGAGTTAAGTTCTCAATAGATGATGGTACTACTCCAGTAGTTATTACAGGTGATGCTATCATTAATTCTTTATCTATTACAGGCCCTAATAATAACACTTCTACTTATGCAGTTAGTTTAACTGGAGTTGGAGCATACACAATAACTTAGTAAATTTGCCAAATGGGAGCAATATTAGGAGAAAATATTATATTATATAAAATAGATACTTCTACTATTCCTGCAACTGAAACCCCATTTGCTTGTTCTACAAGTTGCTCATTTTCCTCTAGTACAGATATGGTTGAGTTGGCTAGTCCAACTAATGCCTATTTTAAGGTTCCTACGATAGACTTATCTAATTGGAATGTTACTTGCGATGGCTTAACTTCTTTAAGCGGCTATGGAGTAGATGACATAGCTAATGAGCAAAAGAATAGAACATTATTCTTAATTAGATTCGCTATAGATAATAAGGGTGTATTTAAGTATATAAGTGGGTATTGCTTTATCTCAAACTATTCTATTAGTGGCAGTATGAATAGTGTAAGCCCTTATTCAGTATCCTTTAGTGGTACTGGAATATACTATACAGATGCTACCCCAACTACTACAACTAGCACTACAAGTACTACAACAAGTACTACAAGCACTAGCACAACATCTACGAGCACTACAACTTCTACGAGTACTTCTACTACAAGTACAAGTACAACAACATCTACAACGACTTCTACTACCACAACAACGACACAGGCTCCTGTATGGTATGCTTTATTTAATTGCGCTACTGGTGTAACAGTCACTTCTACTAATTATCCTAATGGTTCTTTTTCGGTTAACGAAAGGGTTACATCTACAGGACAGACATTTAGAATTGATTCTATTTATTATACTAATCCAGGAGGTGCATTATTATCTATTGCAACAACTGGATTAACAGGTTGCCCAGCTACGACTACTACAACCACAACTTCTACTACTATACCTCCAGTAGATTTTACATTAACTTATACTTGCTCAGGTGGAACAGCTTATTTAACATCTAACGCATATACTGGTGGTAGTGGAACCTATGAATATACAGATGCAGTATTCTCTTCTCAGTCAGCAGCATTAGCAGCAACAGCTTGGACTGCTGGTACTTCTAAAATTTATTATAATCAAGATGACACTATTCATTGGGTAGCTGTTAGAGATGCAGCAAACCCTACAAATAGAAAGGCTCATTCTGTTACACCTGCTTGTGCTACTACTACGACTACTTCTACCACAACTAGACAAGCTGCGTGGTATAACTTATATAATTGTGGAACAGGAGCAACTACTACATCTACAAATTATCTTTATGGTGATTTCGCAGTTAATGAAAGAGTAACTTCTACAGGGCAAACTTTTAGAATTACAAGTGAAGTAACAACTGATCCTGGTGGTGCTCATTTGTCTAT